GGTGCTGCACTTCCTTCTGAAAATGGATTTAAAGCAACTTGATTACCACCTAAAAAATAAGTGTTAGTTGCATTATTTAAAAAAGATGCTATTTGTACTTCTGGCATATTAATTTAATTAAATTTTTCGCCATCCCACACCTGTCCAATTTCAGGTATTGGTGTAGGTGTTGGTTCTCCTACTCTAACCATTACTTTGCCTGGATTTGGACTAATTAATCCACTTAATATATCAAATTCAATAATATCAAATACTATTTCGTTTTCATCTAAAACTGCGTATGTTCCTATTGCCATAATTTTATATTTTAATTTGCTATTACTATTGATTGAGGCATTGTATAAGCTGCGTTTACTGCACCAGTATATCTAGCTACACCTTTTGTTACTCTAAAGTCTTGAAATAATGTGTTAAACATAGTATCACCACCTCTACCCATCATTTGAAATACAGCTGTTGTACCAACTGCTCCTGATAATGATAAGTTTACTCTAATTGTACCATCTACTCCACCATACCAACTATTTCCACTTCTACTTAAAAACATATGATGCCAATCTCCAACGCTTGGAGCTGTTGTTGAAAAATCATTTCCAGCTTCTCCAGCACTTGAGTTTTGTCCATACCATCTGTAATATCCTTCATTACTCCATCCAAAGAATCCACAACCATTATTATATGAAAACAATTGCCAACTATTGGAACTATTAGTTGTTTTTGGTTTAAACCATACTTCAACAGTAAATGCTCCACTTCCAAAATCTATATTAGTTGTAGTACCTGCTATGTTACCAACTGTTGCAGATGTAGGTCTTTCCATTGATGTTGTATAGCCATCACTAGCAAAGTTTACAGTAGCATTTGATACAGGTGTTCCAGTTGTACTTTGGTCTGCTAATGAAGTTCCACCATTTATATATCCACTAATATCACTTCTAAAAGATGATTGTCCAAATGTAGCACCAAATTGTGTTCCAGGTATTGCTACTGTTACTGAACTTGCATTCGCATCACTTCTTATAGCGAATGGTACACCAGCTGCTGCAGTTACAGGTTGTCCAAAGTAATAAATTGTTGGTGTAAATATTGCCATATTATATGAATTTTTTAGCTGATACTAATAATGCGTTTGTTGAATCAAATGATACAATTGATAATACATCTTTAGCTCCACTACCAGATGATGGTGTGTATCTACTTCCAGAAGGTTGTAAGATATTTGAACTAAATGATGCAGTTGGTAATGCAGCGTTACCATTACCCTGAACAGTTGTTAGTAAAATACTAATTGTTTCACCTGGATTTATATAAGTCACATTAAAGAATGTGCTTCCTGTTACTAAACAAGTAAAGAAGTTTCCTGCATTAGTATCTATTGATGCTGTTGACGATACTATACTTGCCGATACTACGTTACCTAATGCAGAACCAGTTATGGTTAATGAGCCAGATATAACTGCTTCACCATAGAATGGGAAATCTAATGATGTACCACTTGTACCGGAAGTACCCGATGTACCATTAGTACCATTAAGTCCATTTTGAAATGTAAAAATAGTAGGGTCGATATCTGCTGAGCCGGTATTAAATGATATTGATACTGACCAACCGCCTCCGCCGCCAGTTGTACCGGTTATTTGTCCGTTCATAAAGTTATTAACAGCCTCAGCCGCACTACCATCGTATATCTTTATAAAATCACCAACTTTCCAAGAATAATAAGAAACATTACCTAAATCAGGTGCAATTGTAATTACACTTCCGGATACAGAGTTTGTTGTTGCAGAATTTTTTACTAATGATGTAAATCCAACTCCATTCGTTCCACTAGTTCCAGAAGTTCCATTAGAACCTGCTCCTCCACTTATTCCACTCGTACCAGAAGTACCTGAAGTACCCGAAGTACCTCCACTTCCAGCAGTACCATTCGTTCCGCTAGTCCCACTTGTTCCGCTACTACCTGATGAACCACCGCTTCCTGCAGTGCCATCTGTTCCACTCGTTCCACCGCTTCCCGCAGTTCCATTAGTGCCGCTTGTACCAGAAGTACCTGAAGTACCTGAAGTACCGCTACTACCTGATGTTCCGCTTGAACCCGAACTGCCACCACTTCCTGCAGTGCCATCTGTTCCACTAGTCCCACTGCTACCTGAAGTACCAGAGCTGCCTGATGTTCCACTTGTGCCTGAAGTTCCACCACTACCTGCAGTACCATTAGTGCCGCTTGTACCACTGCTTCCAGCAGTACCCGTTGTACCATTAGTACCTGAAGTACCCGAAGTACCTACTGGTAATTGTGCTATGATAAACAACATATCCTCATTGTTAGTAAACGAATATGTTGATGTTATTAAAGTTACTGGATATGTCCAATATGTTGTATTATCTATTCCTGTTCCTACTGTCCATCTTTGATAATCAGTATGTACTGCTTGGTCTTGTAATACTATGATTGAGCCTGATGGAATATTACCTAAGAATATATCATCGTTATTTCCATTTTGGTCCGTATCACTTACACTTATTGATGTTGCTGCTGATTGAGTTACATTATTCCAAATTATATGTCCATTAAGAGGGTCACCAGTTGTTATAGTAGTCTTTGCTTGATAATTAAAGAATGTATTTGATTGTCCATCTTGTCCGCTTGTACCAGAAGAACCAGTTGTTCCTGATGTTCCTGATGTGCCTGCTGAACCTCCACTTCCGGCCGTACCATTTGTACCACTTGTACCTGAAGTACCACTGGTGCCACTCGTACCACTACTACCAGAAGTTCCTGAAGTGCCTGATGTACCAGAAGTTCCCGCTGAACCTCCACTACCTGCAGTTCCATTAGTGCCACTAGTGCCACCACTTCCTGCAGTACCGTTCGTTCCACTAGTCCCGCTACTTCCTGAAGTACCCGATGTACCGCTCGTACCACTACTGCCTGATGTACCTGATGTACCTGATGTACCTGCACTTGCGTTTGTTCCTGAAGTACCTGATGTACCATTTGTACCCGATGTACCGTTTACTCCACTCGTACCATTTGCTCCACTAGTACCTGATGTACCACTACTACCTGCAGTTAAATTTGAACCTGATATAATATAAACCGTATTAGGGTCAGTTGTATTACCTGATACTAATGTTGCGTATGATGCAGATGTTATTGTTATAACATTTGTTGCTACTGCTACATCGGTGTATATATCGTATATGTTTGAAATTAAGCTACCGCTATAAATTCCAATTGATTGTTTTATTGAACCAGTTACTCCTAAAGAGCCAGTGATTTGTGCTGAACCAGAGAATGGGAATATGGCTGAAGTACCTGAAGTACCTGATGAACCACCGCTTCCTGCAGTACCATTAGTACCTGATGTTCCTCCGCTTCCAGCAGTACCATTGATACCAGAAGTTCCTGATGAACCTCCACTACCCGCAGTTCCTCTTGTTCCTGAAGTACCCGAAGTACCTGATGTTCCTGAAGTACCATTAGTGCCACTCCCGCCGGCAGAACCGGTGATTTGCATACTATCGATTACATCAGTATTAAAATCTCTTAATAACGCTGGGGTAATTAAACCTTGTGAGTTATCGGGAAAGTTACTTTGATTTACCGCTTCTAATTGGGTTTTATTTAATATAGCCATACAAAATTATATTTGATTATTTTTTTATGTTTGTGAATAAGGTACTTCCGTTTGTCCGATACCTTGCTCTATTAGAGCACCATTACAACATTTACGTGAATAAGTGTTTGATTTGACACACAAACAAGCTCTACGATTATTTTTCGGAGAACTCTTTCCCCTCGTTGGTCCTAAATATATACCTGAGGTTGCTTGAAATCTAGCTAAATAAGCTGGTGTTGGCATAATGTAATGATTTTACTCTTTTAACAACGATACCGATAAAAGTATTCGTTATTAGTTTGCTTTTGATATAGCCTCTTTATGTAAGCGGTTTTGTAACTCATTATAATCTGACTGATATGATAGAAACAACAAGCATTGTTCTAATGGTAATTGTGTTATATCATCCATCACTCTAATGTCTCCATTTGCTAATTGGACAACGGAGGAATAATTTTTCCACTTTTTTCCAAAATTGACTTGATGTTGTGAGGAATTACCTCCGTATCCATCAAAAATTTCTGGATAGAATTCGGCAAGTCCGTTAATAAACGTACAAAAAAAAACAAAGAGCCAAAGTGAACTTGCATATCTACTTCTAAAAACCTATCTTCATTTATATAACCATCGTATGTTTTAATCTCATAGAGAGCTCCAGTCTTAGATGTAACAGGTCTATATAAGATACTCATAATCTTAGCCCAATTCTCATCTATTGTAAATGTATCATACTTTGCAATATCCAAATACGCACCATACGCCATCTTTGATATATTAGGTTCAAAGCCGTATTCAACACCATTGATTTGTATAAACCTTTGTAAAGGGAATTCAGTTTTACCCATAAACCCTATCAAATCATTTTTAATGTTTTGGAATGTCTCAGTATCTAATTGTGTTAGGTACTCTACATTGAATCCACATAGGTGATGCATTAAACATGCAGTGTATCCATCTTCGTTCTCACCATATACTTTTAAATCTTTTTGTAAGTTAAGGTATTGCTTTAAGGTGATTGCTGACCATTGTGTTGGTACTGTTATCTTTATTTCTTTTTTCATATTATCTTTGGTTTTTCTTTTCTCTATATTGTTCAGGGTTAATCAACTCTATATTAGTATTGATTGGAACTGATGTTACAGCCTTTATATCAACTGTATTCATCTTATCCAACAATATGGTTTGTAACTTTTTATTTAAAGAATTACGTTGCTGTAGTGTTGCCATTAAGGATGATTTAGCTTCTCTGAGTTCTTCTAATAACTTATTGTTAATTACTTCAGTATGGGCTACATACTCTGCCATTGCCATAAAATCTGCTTTTGTAAGATTGTCTAAATCTAATTGTTCGTTTTCCATATTATCTAATTGTGATTGTGTATTTACCTTTATTCGCTGCTGATTGGGATAGTTCCATCATTCCCACATAACGAGCAGCATCTAATAAGTGGTCATTGAATCCAACGGGTCTATCTAATTGTTTACCGAAACGGTCTGTTTCCCATTCGTATCCATACATTTCATTTACTAAGTTCTGACATGCTTTGGGTATCTTAAGTTTATAATTTCTTAACACACCAATACCAAAGTTTATTGAATCCTTTCCTTTCACTACTGGTCTAATATTAAATCCAGCTCTATTTAATTCTTCAATCATTCTTGGTTCTGACGAATCAGCCCATATTTGTTCTCTATCTTTTACAATTCCTTTTAATAGACTTATAATATCTGCTGTCACCATTCCTCTTTCATAACAATGTTCTAAGATGTATATCTCATTACCATTTAATTTCCAAACACTTACTAATGCATTTGGGTCAGAACTAAATCCAAAATCTAATCCATATGCAACAAATTGTGCATCATTCGGTAACCATTCTACTATTTCAAAATCATAGATTGCTTTATCGTTTGTGGTATATTCTCCCTTTGTATAAACCTGATATGCTTTGATGTTTGTATTCTTTAAATCCTCTAACGCTTTAATCACACTCTTTTCTAAGAATGGATTATTTTTGTAATTAGTAAAGTAACGTGTACAATCTTGCATCTCACGAAGCCAGTGCCATGGTGATATAGTAGGGTTGTATGATAAGATAATCTTACCAGTAGTTCTTATAGATAATTGTAGATAACTCTCACTATCTAATTCCGAAGCTTCTTCACACCACAGTATGCTTGATTTAACTCCACGTAATTTCTGTGGGTCATCAGTTGAAATAAATTGTATTTCAGAACCTGTATTTAATGAATAACAACGGTCTGTGGCGTTCCAATCGTTTTCAAACCACAAACCTAACCCTTCCATTATCTCTTTGAAATCCTTCATTACAGTCCTTTTAAGAGATGGGATTGTCTTTCTCACAATTGTAATATCTTCTTTACCTTGTAATGCCTGTACGATACACCATTGAAGTATAGCATAGGTTTTACCCGAGCGTGAACCGCCTATCAGATGTGTAACTCTTGTTGGAGAATCCTCAACGTGTTGATACGATACTGTAGTCTCTATATTAAGATTACTCATTAGGTATTTCTTTTTGTATGATGTGTACTGATATCTGCTGAATCCTTTGTTCTATTTCAGCTTTCACTTCAGTTCTACTTAACTTAGGTAGTGTGTACTCCATAAGTTTCAAAGCAAGTTCTATTGCTTTTTCAGGATCTTTCTTCCTTATCTTCTCCAAATCTTCGGATAGATGATTGAGGGTATTGTTGGTAGCCCTAGCAAGATTTAGTTTCATCTGCTCGGTACTTCTATTGAGTGCACCTAATGGTCTACCTGCTCTATTGATTCTCGTATCGTTCTTTTCAAATGCCATTGTAATCGGTTGTATTTAACAATATATACAGATATAACAACTATATCCACCTTTGTATTTATCGTTGGACCTTGCTACCTTAAAATTAGGTTGTAACCTATTCTTGCATTTATTTGAATGGGTTCTTCTTTGTCAACTTTATATGTTGCTTAATTTTCTTGATGTTTAAGAAGGATGTAGACTTAGATATTCCTATATCTTTACTCAGTTTATCTAATGTCATTTCAGGTGTAAAGAAATACAATTCAGCTAATCGTGCTGAACTCCACATCCTTGTTCTTTGTAATTCGTTTATCTCTGTTACTATCTCATCATATGATTTCTGCATTCTGATATCTAAATCTTCATCATATACTTCATCTATCTTGTCCCAATTTTCGGGTAGTTGTACATTCTTATCTCTTTGTTTGATTCGGTTTATCCAACGGGTCTTTAAGAACATATGTAGATAAAGCATATTGAATTCATCTATACCCCACCATATATTAGGATTACCTCTTTCAGCAATATAGGAATAGAGTTCAGCTACTAATTCCTGTCCGGCATCTCTATCCTTTGTAATATTATAAGCCGCTGCCATTAACCAATCATTTTTCTGTCTGAATAGTATGTCCAACCTCCTATTGTTTTCTTTTTGTATTTCTACTATTGTCATTAAGCTCTATCTCTTATGAATGCTTTTACATCATCGATACATCTTGCCCATAACCCACCTGATGACCTACAGCTGCAAGGTTGGTTCTCAGCCTTACCTCTGATTCTCGTACAATTTTCCCAAATCTTTCTTTGTGCTCCTACATCTGATGGTAGATAATTTCCTATTACTTCCATTTCAGCTTTTATGATTTGAAATTCTTCATAACTGAACGGCGCATAAGTGATTGCTTGTGTTGTTACTGTTTCCATTATATTATATTTTATATAATATAAATATAACGAAATTATCCTATAACTTTATTTGTCCGAAGTCCTCACATCCAAAGAACTTATCTAATTTATCTCGCCTTCTATCACATCCACAATCATGCGTTTTGAAAAAGGTCCATGCAATCCAATGTGCAAGTTCCTTTCCCCAACCAAAGGTTATTACATTGATAAGAGATTCTAACCAACTCCCAAAAGGGAATATACATTTATTTTTATGCATAGCTTATTGATTTACCTTTATATATTGTTCTACCTTTTGATAACGTCATACACAATGAGTTATGTGGAAACCCATTAGTTCTAGAACATTCTTTAATTGATTTATAATGTATTCCGTCATAATAAATAGGACGAGTTACGTTTTCTCTGCCCAATACTACAAACGCATGTGTCATATTTTCTTTTCTAGTAGCCCATTCTAAATTATCTACTCGGTTATCTTTTCTATCACCATTCTTATGATTTACTTCTAAAGGTATTTCTTTACCATCTAACTCAAACGTTGGTGCTGGTTTTGGAATAAATGCATTTGCTACCAATTGATGCACTCTAAACCATTTACGATGCTTCTTTACACCTCTTGGTGCATCTGAAAATATTCCAACTTCCCAATATCCTCTATTATGTTCTTTTGGTGCAAGAGTATATAAACCACCATTCATCAACGCTCTCCATTCATTTTTAGAACTATACACTACACCTGATTTACTGATATAGTAGAAAGGATATCCATTAATTCTTTTAATATCTTCTTTTAGTTTGAAAGTTTCGTTTTCCATATTATTATATTTTATCTTTTAAAAGTTCATCTATTGCTTTCTGAAATTCTACGTCTAATGCTAGCTTAGAAATGTTTTGGTAGTATGCCATTCTTTTTTCGTAAGTGTATTCTGATACATCTAATACTTCAAA